GAGAAACAACGTTTTAGCGTTAGCCGCTGTAGTACATGTCGTACTATTACCACTTAATAAAATCAATAACTTAGACAGGTGAAAAGTCTAACGCGTTAGACTCCTTGGCTTGTTCTTCTGCCATTTGTCGATTGCGCCCTGAGCCATTTTGGGTGTTCTGGGGACATATGTCTCAAGTATTCTTGATGTCGTATCAATCGACCATCCGGCAACTGCGGCGATCTCTTGCGTCGTGGCTCCTGCTTCTGACATCCGTACCGCTGCCGTGCGCCTCAAGTCCCGAGGCTGAAGGTGTTTCATGTGGTCAGGGGTCGCATTCCTGAAGTGGCGCAGGAAAGTCGTATAATAAAATGGCTTACCCTCATGTTGCACAATTGTTGTGCAGCCAGCTTCTTTTGCTCGTCGAACCGCTTCTGCGATATGCTCGATGGCGAGTTCGTGTAACGGGATTTCCAGAAAAGCACCCGTTTTCTGCTGCCTGACCTGCACTGAGTTTGTTTGTTGGTTATAGTGGTTGATGGACATTTTCAGGACATCAATTGGTCGCTGGGCAGTGAACTGCAGCAGCATGAACGCAGTGATCGTTGCAAAGGATCTCTCGCCATGTTGTGCCAGATCATACCACTCTGATATCTGATCATCCTCCCAGACAACCTGCCTTCTGCTGCCTTCATTGGTTTCAACGAATTGCGCAGGGTTCTTGTCAGTGACTTCCCATTTGATGGCTGTTTTACAAAGAATGTTAAGGATGGTTTTAAGCTTCCGATCCGCTCCTTTGATATCAGCGTAATCATCCACGAAGTCTTGCAGCATCGGGGTTGTAAAAGCAGAGATCGGAAGGTTTGGGCCGAGGTCGTAGACCTTATCCATGTATTGGACGTAGAACTTCTTTGTTCCTTCAGCCAATTGTTTGAATTTCCGGCTGTTCTTGTACTTTGCAATCACCCAGCCGATTGAACCCGGATAGTAATCGTGTTCGTTTTCGACGACTTGCCCCAACGTTGCCAGGCGAGAGATTGCATGCGCTGTAAGTTGGTCATTGTCGGACAGGTTCTTCAGAAGTGACTTGTCGATTTCGAAGTTCTTGTCGGCGAGTTCGTTCAAGGCATTAAGAACCTTTATTCGCTGAGATCGCTGATCAGGCAGCCGTGTCAGAGGCTGCCCGCTTCGTTGCCAATAATACCTGAATGTGCCGTCAGTGTTGCGGCGCTGGGTAAGATACCGCAGCTTTTCCCCGTTTGGCCCTGCCATTGATTCGTTCCCGCAGCAATCGTTTTGCCATGTCGTCATCGTTGGTAAGACCTCCTATTTCGTCAAGGGCTTTGTCCAAGGCCTTGCGGTCAAAGACAGTTTTCCTGATCCCGGCATGATCGCGATATGGAACGGGACGGAAAATCCCCGCATCGACCGCCTTTTGAAAGGTGTTAGCGTTTGTCAAGCCGACATATTCACAGGCCTGTTCAAGCGACATGCAACGAGGCGGGATGTTGGCTGGTAATGCGCTCATGCATCGCCTCCATCAAACGGAACCGGCACCGCATCACCCTTGATGTATAGCGGGTGCTTCGGCGAACCATCGGCATTGATATGCAGGGCTTTGGTCACGGTCTTCCCATGCATGCAAACCATAGCCAGCTTGTCTGCCATGGCAAATTTCCCATGATTTCCCCATGCACAAATCACGGTATCGACCAATCCGGCGACCTCGGATAAGTGCTTGGCGTTGTCCGGGCCTACCGGATCGGCCGCAGTTTTGAGCATCACCGGCTTTGGCGTCCGCATCGCAAAGAGATTGACGACGATAAACCCGCCGTACCCCCATGACTTTGCAAATCCGATCAAGCGACGGATCGTCGGATCATCAACGCTTGCATCTGCGGTGCTTGGATTGAGCATGCAGAAGCCGACGAGGGGTTTTGATTTGTCCCAGATACGCCAGAGGCGATAACGGTATTTGCCGCAATCACTGATGACGGCACCGCTGTTTGTGTCAAATCCAGTCATCGCTTCATGCCCTCCTGATATGCCGTGTTCAGTTCAGCCATTATGTCGGGGTCTCCCCCGGTATCGGGGTGGTGTTTCTTGGCGAGGCGGCGAAATGCATCTCGCACCTTGTCTGGCGTGGCATCCGGATCAACACCAAGAACATCCCACCAGTTGCTGTGTTGCGCAGCTTCATCGACCGGAACACCACCACCGGGTGGCGGCAGTGTCTTAAACCCGGCGAAAGCCATTTCCAGATCACCAACACCCCAGCGATCCATGCCGCGCAACGCTTCGATGTGTTTGGCAACCGCAGCGAGGTTATCTGCAACGGAATTCCATCTGTCACATGGCAGGCAGTGCGCCTTGCCGCAGAACTGGAAATAGATCGCCACACCGGGATCATCTGGCGCACGTCTCCCTGATCTGGGGAGGCCATCATTGCGCAATTCGACGTTGGTAGAGATCACGTAATTGATCGCGCCCATCAGTTCGAGTTGTTCGATAAGGCGTTGCAAGCCATCAGCCGTTGTCAGAGATTGCTTGTATCCGCGCGAACCGGTCTTGCCGAAAGGAGCAGTGCGACGTTTGGTTGGCGCAGTGCGCTTGAAGCCTTGCGGCCATGAAAGAGGGTATGCTTCAGTCATCACCAAAGATCCTCGCTGAATAGAATGTCTTTCGGTCCTGTCTTTGTTCGACCTTCGAGTTGCCCTTCTTCGGTGGCGATCCGGCATGCTTCCTTGCGGGTGACAAATCCGTGATCGCTATCGATGAAGCCTTGCAGTCCATGCTTATGATCCGGCATCGGCCATCGACCGATTATGTCGTGATGTCTTGCCGGTGCGGGCAGGGCCTTGACTTCACCATCGATCATCATTGCTGCTGCTATGATCATGACTTCACCTCCGGCCATTCGTTGTGTTCGACGCCATCGAGCAGGCGGCCTGCGGCTTTTTTGCCGATGTGATGCACGTAAGCGTGGGTGCATGATGCGTCTCCATCTGCTCCTTGCGGGAAACACTGAGGCCATCGGTGCGGGGCGTGCAGGAATGCTGAATCAAGGCTTAATCCGCCAATAAATCCATTGCTGCACATGGTTCGGAATGGATCACATACAGGCCCGAATTTATCCGGGATTTCTTCTTCGGTTACTGGCGCCCACGCACCCCACTGCTTAAAGAAGAACGGCACCCCAGCGGCCTTGCACTGGTCGCGCAAGGATCGTGCCCAGTCCGGATGCATCGGGCGGGCATTATGGCCGCTTTCTCCGCCGACGATGCACCAGCTTATTCCGTCGCAAGGGTTGCCAGTCATATCGCAGCGGTCAAAGTTCTCGCCTGCGGCTTGGTATGTGGATGCACAGATAGCTTCGCCAATCCACGGTTCGATATTTACCGGCCCCAGCAACGGCTCCACACTCAGGAATCGAACCGCTGCCGGGGTATCGAGCAATACCGGAATGCGTTGGTCTGCTGCTGCCTGATCCTCGACGCTCACGCCAAGCCAGACATTGGGCAGGGGGAAATGCACGGCAAGCCACATCGACGGATCTTCCCCAGTTCGATCATGGTAAATTTTCTGCGCCATGCCTTCGACCATGGCGTCGCGGAATCCATCAAGCCGAACGTCATCCACGCCGCCGATTGATGTCATGTATTGATGGGCGGTCTTGATCCGCTTGGTCAGCACGATAAAGGTATGCTGCGGGCATAGCGCCATGACGGCAAACACCTGATCGATCCATTCGTTTTTGTAGTGGTGCAAGAACAGGTCGGTCTGGCTGCAAACAAATATGGTTGCAGGCTTCTTCCAACCGATCGGTTGAACCAGTTTCTTCTGATCAAGGAATACTTCGACCTGATCAGCATCCTGTGCCGCGTACCTGACAGGGTTCTTAAACCGCTTCTGGAACGTTTCGGCATAGCAGTTCTTACATCCCGGCGAGACTTTCTCGCAGAAATGCCCGACGCCACCGGTTTTCTTATTCCGCGCGCGCATCGGGTTCCATGTCTTGCCCTTGGTTCCCTCGCGTTGGGTCCATTCGATTTTGGTCATGCCGCAGCCCTCTCTTTGATGAACTGATCGACGTTGATCAGGTGTGGGGTGAAGGACACGGCCCAAAGCCAAGGATTGGCCTTGATAACGTCCTCGCCGTGGATTGATTGAAACAGTTCTTTAAACCAGTCTCGCGGATCAGGACCGTCTGCCATGTTCTGGAATGGACAGCCTTCCGACATGCAGTCGCCGCGCGTGATATCCATCAACCGTTCGACACGCAGGTCAGTAACCTCAAGCGTGATCCGGCTATAACGGCGCGGCATGAAACGGCCTAGTCGCTTATGCCATGCCACGGTGAAAGGGTCTTTTGCGTCACGGGCCTTGCGGTATTCATCCGGCTCGGCAAACTGTATTTCATGGCTTTCCGGGGTGAATTCCCATTTCTGCTTTCCGCCCTTGGTCTTCTTGCCGTTGACCGGCTCCCAATGCCCGCGCTGAAAATAGCTTTCCCGCACATAAAGCAGATCGCCGGGCTTGCCGTAGGGGCAAGATTCAACCACTTGATCATCATAAATAACGCCAGAATATCGCCATCCGCCCCCGTGCCGATACATTGCATTCGGTCCAGTTTGGCATGGTGGCGGACCCGGCTTAATGATCCGTCTGGTCTGCGGTTTACCCGTGCCGGGCGCTTCGATCTCGCGCAACAGTGCTTGAACCATCGGCGCGGTGAACGGGATTGGTTTTACGGAAACAGTCATGATTGATCTCCCAAATCAGGCACATCAACGCTGATCGCTGTTGCAAGAGGGCGCACCCAGATCGGAGTGGAGCCCAGCGCGAAGGACTGTCCAGTCCGTGCCAGCAGGATTGCACGGCCCATCTCGGACCCAATCGCGGTTGCAGTGGCCGGTGGTACGGCATTGCCGATCCATTCGCGCCAAGCGGTGTGCGATTTGCCGACAAGTTCGAACTCGATCCCTTCGTCCGGATCAAACAGGTTCTGCAGGGCTGCCAGTTCATAGGTCGAGAACGGGCGGTTCCACGTATCCCATTCGGATCTGATCACGCATTGGAGGTTTTCGTTCGGTTCCGGCAGGCGCCAGTCAGCAACAGAATTGAAGCCGTTGTCATACTTGCCGGCCGCCGTGATCGATTTGGCGCTGTCAGCGGGATCAATGACGCCATAATGACCGCCACCATTGAAGACCTCGCGTTTCGATTTCCCAAAAGCACGGGGATCAGCAATCGAGATATGCCCGCCCTGTACACCTTTGCCGCCACCGATCACGGTTGGCGCGGTTTCATCGGTACTGCAAAGCTTCATATTGCCGCCGTGGCGGTCACCCCAGTTCGGGCGGGGATCTGCGACGGATGCCGCACCGCCCGCGACGTGGGTTGCGCCGCTGACGGTGTGCGCTTGCGAACTTGTGTCTGTGACACGACAAATGGCGTTGTGAGTTCCTTTGCCGAGATTAAGACGCGGATCCGCAACAGAGGCCGCACCATCGGCCGGTTTGGTTGCCCCGATCACGGTGTTCGAATGATCGCCAATCGGGATGACCTTGAACTTGTTGCGGCTGGCGGCATCGTGCCAAGACAGGCGGGGATCAGCAACCGAGAACGGACCTTGGCCGGGGCTTCTGTGTCCGGTGACGGTTGCCGATGTTTCATCCATCTTTTTGACACCATACTGGCGATATTCCAGCGCACCAATAGGGCGGGGATCAGCAACGCTATGGGCGCCGTTGGTGGGGCCGCTTCGCCCGGGTACGCAACCCGTTGATTCTTCAAACGATCGGACTCCCATGACGCCGCTTTGATAGGCCTGATCAGGGATGATCCCGAAGTCTTTGAGGAATCCGTCTTCGACGTTCAGTCGGTTGAGGCTGCGCCAGTCTTTGCCCGGTTCAATCAGGGCAAGGCGCACCCAAGTCTTCCAAGCCAGCGAGGGCAGGGTATGCATTGCCCCGGCCCGTTCATCGCCTGGCATCGGCAACTTGTTCAGGATATCGCCCACGGTAAGCAGTGAACGTTTCGGCGGTTCATAGAGGAACGGCTTCACCTTCTCCTTATGACGGGCCACCAGAAGGAAGCGACGACGTTTCTGGGCCAAGCCACCCAATTCACCGCAACAATGCGTGGTGCGCGCCACGGCATATCCATAGGCCTCAAGCAGCTTTTCGATCTGATCAAGGAAGTGGCCGCCACGCGTCATGATGCGCGGGACATTTTCAAGCAGATAGAAACTTGCGGGATCGTCTTTGAAGGCTTCGAGTGCAAGCCAGATACCGCGCAGCGTCAGTGCGTTCAGGGCCTGATACTTTGCCGTGCCCGCACGGTTTGCACCAAGAAGACCGCTGAAGCCTTTGCAGGGCGGTGAGGTAAACACGATATCAGGGAACTCGTTACCTGCGGCGCGGCGGATATCGTCAGGACCAACGGGACGCCAATCGCGCCCCGGTTCCCGTCCGTGCCAAGCCGTGAATTGTTCGGCATCGAACAGATCCATGACTGTGCCAGCAACGCCTACCAACCGGTTGAAATTATCAACACAGCCCGGATCAACATCGATCCCGCCGATGTTGCGGAACTTCGCCCGATAGGTCGCCACACTGTTCGTTACCTCGGCACGGCTCCGATTCATGCCGGCCATGCCAGCCCCGATGCCTGCGAACAGACCAAAGGTTTTGATTTCTTCGTTGATGATCTGGTTCATTCCGCTGCCCCCTCAAACGCATTGAAACGAGGCAGAAGGCGCTGGCAGGCGTTACCGAAGGCATGCCGGACTTCGGACATATCCTGCGGGTTGATGCCTTTCCAGAGTTCGCCGGGGTCGCACTGCATGTCGGCTTCGTGCATCAGCTTCAACTGTTCGGCTGCAAGCAGAAGCGCATCGGCTTCCTTGATTTCGTCGGCGATGTCTTGCGGCATCGGATACTGAAGGCCAGCGGCAAGGAAAATCGCGGCGTCAAAGGTTTCATCAATGGCACGATAGGCGGTCGCACCATCTGCGATCTTTTGATCAAGGGCGCTTTTCATAGGGGTGCTGAGGTCTTGAATAAAAGCCTCTTTGGCATCATGAAGCAGGGCATATGGTTCGGCCTGACTGCTGACGATTTCGACCATATGCAGGCTGTGCTGCCCCACCGAATAGAAGAAGATGGTATGCCCGGTGAAGCGGCAGATCTGCGACAGTGCATGTGCGATGTCGCGGAAACAGATATCGGCGGGTTGCGGGTTCATGAGATCGACCAGCGCACCGGATGCGGTTCTGATTTTGGTGTTGCTCATGCCGCGTCTCCGATCTCAACCGGTTTGGTGACAGCTTCGATGCCATCGGCAAGGTGCTTGATCATTGCGCGGAGATCATTGCTGGTGACATCAGGCAAGCGGCCAAGATTGCGCAGCAGTTCGAGATTGCCGCGCGTCAGAAGGTCGGTATCTTCTGTGATCGATGATGTTCCTTCTTCATAGGCATCAAAGAAGAACGATACCGGCACATCAAGGGCCTTGGACAAGTCATAAAGGCGGCTGGCACCAACACGGTTCGCACCGCGTTCGTACTTCTGGATCTGCTGAAATGTCAGCCCGATGGCTTCACCCAGCTTTTCCTGAGACATGCCCAGCAGGGTGCGGCGAAGACGGACCCGCGAACCGACGTGGACATCAACGGGGTTCGGTGCGCCGGTTGCAGTGCGACCACGCGCGGATTGATTGTTGATCTGCTCCATGACGATTACTCCGCTGCCTGTTTTTCGTTGTCGCGCATTGCGAAGTAGATGGTTTCGCAGGCCTCGACATCGACCATGGCGTTGTGGGCACCGCTCAGGGTCTGCTTGGTGTAATGGAAATAGGACTCGCCCAAGGTCGGATTTTTCAGCCGTCCTGCTGCGTTGAGTGCGTTCACATCCTTCTTGCTGTCACGCATGGTGCAGGCGCGATTTCCGGCCCTCCATTCTTCGAGCAGCAGTTCATCGTTCATGAACCGCTTCATCCCGATCCGCTGGATGCGGGCATCGAAAGGTTCGCTATGGGCAACGCGCAGGTCAGATGCGCGCGCGAGTGCAAACAGTGTTTCGAAAAGCAGCTTTTCCGGAACACCGAACAGCATTGCATATTCATTCGTAATGCCGTGGATTTCGGTTAGTTCCGGTGAGATCGACCATCCATCAGGCTTTGCGATCAGATCAATGGTCTGGACTGTTTTGCGAGTTTTGAAATTGACCAGTTTTGCGGCCAACTGGACTGCATGGGGCTGGGCGTCTGCTTCGGACGGATCGTTCCACAGCGGGATACCGGTTGTCTCGAAGTCGAAAAACAAAATATGCTTATCAGCGGACATGATTCTTTCCTTCTCTTTGGACGGAGATTGGTTGCTTTGTGTCTAGGTGCTGACAGAGTTGCCGCTCTGTCAGCGCCGCTTTAGTTCTGTAATCCGTTATTCCGCCGCCTGCGCAGCCTGTTCCCTTACCAGAGGGCGGGTTTCGCCGTTCTCGATCCAGTAGCTGTGACCGATTTCTGGTGGCAGGTGCGGGACGCTTTCAGGTTTGCTGAAGGTGGCTCCGATCAGGACGTCGAGCCCGCATTTCGATGTTGCCTGGAACAGACCCTGACGGTTCGGGATGTCAAGGATATCGGCACCATCGATAATGACGAACTCGGAGCCATCCAGACGGGCCATGGCAACTTGCATCGCAACACGGCAGCGCCAATTTTCCGATTCACTGACCAAGCTGCTGCGCCGACCGTTGTAGGTGACATCGAGATCAGCGTTCAGAACGATGGGACGCCAGCCGGCATCATCGCAAACCGGGGCGAGATAGTTGTCGTTGAAAGCATCAAGGCATTCGGCCAGTTTCCGCTGGCGGCAGCCATCCGGGGCAACGGCCTTGCCAATGGTTCCGAGACGGTCGATTTCGGCGGCCTTGATCTTGGCCTTTTCGTAATCTTCAAGGGCCTTGAGTTCGGCGCGGGCCTGATCGACTGCGTCGTTTGCGTCCGCAAGGGCAGATGCCATTTTTTCGGCATCTTCTTCGGAGCATTCCGCATCTTCGGAAAGCTTGTGTTTGGCGTTTTCAGATGACTTGATCTGTTCTTCAATGCCGGGGATCTTGCGGTTCAGTTCGTTGAGCTTGGTGCGCGCGTTTTGCAAGGTACCATCGGCCCCGGCAATGGCCTTGCGGCGATCTTCGAGTTCCTTCTTCGAAAGCTGGGATCCTTCGAACTCTGTGACGTTGCGGACCTCGCCACCGACAACAGAGATGTTGAGCGGTTTATCACAGCAAGGGCATTTCCAGTCCGGCTGCCCATCAACGGATGGCAGGGCCGCACGGGCTTCTTCTGCGTCTTTCACCGCCTGTTTGGCCTTTTCCAGATCATCTTGCGCATCCTCCAGTGCCTTGACCCGGAAATCATGATCCGCGGCTTCGGCCTGCATGCGATCCCGTTCTGCACTGGACAGGGTTTCGGACTTCTGGGCTTTGGCAAGATCTGCCTCGGCTTCTTCAAGGGCCGCAACCAAGTGACGGTGTTCGGCATCGACCGGCAGGTTATGCGGGCGCCAGCTATGGATTTTGGCGCTGCCGTATTTATCCCCGGTGATCTGTTCCCATGCGCCTTTGGCCTTTGTCCATGCCTGGCGGATTTCCTGACAGACGCTATCCCAGCCCTTGATCTCGATATCTTCGAACAGGGCCTTGATCGCGCGGGAATTTGCTGCCTTCTGGTCGGCATCGCCTTCGATCATCGGAAAGTCGATATCGGCTAGATCGCGGGTCAGATCTTCCAGTGTCGGTGCTGCCTTGAGATAGCGGATAAGAAGCGATGCACGGGCATCGGGCTTGGCATCGAAGAAGTTTTCGATCCCGGCCGCATAGGCGCTGACATTTGGAACAGCCCCTTCTGTCCGCAGTTCGGCCTTGGGAAAGGCGATCCCGATTTCGAAGTCCTTGCCGTCACGGTTCTGGCCCTTGATCAGAACGGACCCTTCCTTGGTGCCATCGGCAACGATATCCTTGAGGTCCTTCTTGGGCAGGCCCTTGATGTTGACGATGCCGGACATTGCGGCGCCAACCGCTTCGAGAAGCGATGATTTGCCGTTGCCGTTGTTGCCGCCGACAATGGTGAACGGGGCGACGCTGATATCAGCGCGTTTGCAACCCCGCATGTTCTTGACTGTGATTTCCATTGGTCTGTTCTTTCTTTACCGGTGTTGAGGGGATCAGCAGGCGCGATCAGTCGCCCATGGCGAAGGCGTCTTCAGCCGACTTTTGCTGAGGTTCTTCGGTTTCTTCCGGGGCTTCATCAGATGATTCCCCGGCACCTTCATCGGCGTCTTCGGCCTTGTCGGCCTTCTTCGCCTTGGTGTTTTTGGCCGGTTTCTTGTCGTCCTCGGCGGCGTCTTCTTCTTCGTTGATGACGCCATCTTCATCGTGTTCGACGTCTTCGCCCGACGTGTCAGCCTCTGGCATATCAAAGGCGTTATGCTTCGGGCCGAACGGATCAGCATCGTTGTCAACGCGACGAAATTCACTCGGGTCGAGGTCGATGACTTCTTCACTGGTCTGGATGCCCATCAGAAGTTCAGGGGCATAGAGGCGACCGAAAAACGCTGCTGATCGATAGCGCAGCATCAGTTCTGGCAGGGTCTGCCATTTGGAACCGTTGCGGCTGTACCAACCTTCGTCCTTGGCGATCTTGATGGTGACCAGCGGGCCTTGCAGTTCTTCGCCGCTGGCCTTTTCAATGGCGCAGGCACGGCATCCCCAGTCGTCTTTGCCTTCGATTCCTTCGAACCGGAAACGAAGCGGGCTGAAACGGCCGCAGGTATTGATTGCGGCGATAATGAACTGAGACCGCCAGCTGGGGCGACCATGGATGATGTCAAGGTTCTGCATCACCATCAGGGGTGACGCATTCACACGCGCGGAAAGCTCAAGAGCGATCAGCGCATTGCCCATGTTGTCCTTGTATTCCTTTGGCACAAGGCTGCTGGTGGTAAGGGCCTTCGCCATGCGCTGGGCAAGGTCAAAGGAAGCGCTGCTGCCGAAAACTCTGAGTTGGTCGGATTGCGGAGCGGCGGCAACAAGTTCGGTTGATTGGATACTCATGGTGCTATCAGTCCTTTTTGTGAAGTTTGCAGATATCGGTGCCGAAGGCGGGGCAGTATTTGTCCCCGCACATCATGGACATAGGATTGGCGACAAAGGTGTTGGGATCGCCGGTTTGCAGGAACGTGTTCACATCCCTGACGAGACGGTTATTGGTGGCCTCTGCCGCTTTGACACAGGCCTTGATGTCGTAGACCTTGGAAATTGGTTCCGCCTGCGGCTTGGAAAGCGGCACACGGGGCAGGTAATCTTCAATGATCGACGCGAACGGAAAGCCGATGCTGTTGCCCAGTGCCCAATAATTCCCGTACTGGACGCCATTTGCGCGGGCCACAACACCGGTCTTGATGTCGCGCAGTCCGGGTTTCTCGTTTCCGACTGATGCCAAAGTATCGATCTGTCCGCTCAGGACGAAGCCTGGCGCATAATCCAGTTCGATGCGTTCTTCGACCAGAACAGGTTTGATCTTTGGCGCGATCCGTTTGCGATACATCATCGTCATCTGTCGGATCTGCTTCTGGGCGGCATCGCGGTTCGGGCTGGTATCGTCCCAGATGACACCTTCTTCGACCCTGAGATCAAACTCGCTCATAGCAGCTTCGACGGCATCGTCATCGGTGCCGATTTCGAATCCTGTTTTGGCCTTGATGATCAAGCCATGCTCGGCGCCTTTGTGGACACCAGACCCGATGGCGGCACCAATAGACGGCTCCAGTTTGCGCGGTTCGTAACCGGCTTCGCGCAGCAGGAACGGATAGCGCCGCGTAATCGTGCGCAGGGCGCAGTCGTTATAGCTTGGTCCCGATGACGGGCTTATGATGAAGGTGTCGGAGCGCATCAGAACGGTTTTTCAACCTCGTCAATTTTGCTGTCGATCAGTTCTTTGATCCGACGCGCCTGTTCATCACCCATCGGGGAAAACTCGGTGTGGTCGCTTGCTACATTTGCGGCATTGAAGCCACGGACCCAGCAAAGAAGATCGGACAGGCCCCAGCAGATGCGCTTGGCCTCGTCCATGTCCAATATGACGCGGAGTTCATCCTTTGATGGGCGCTCAATAATGTCGAAGCCATGTTCTTGCAGGCGCGCAATCATCTGTTCTGCGGTTTCCTTGCCTGCAGAGGCGGCACCGGCAGCGTTGTTGGTGTCGAATTCCTTCCACGCTGCTTCGCCTGCGCCCATTGCGGAAACAAGTGCCTGTTGCTTTCTTGTCCAGAGGTCCATCACCCATTCCCCAGTTTACGTGAATACATTTCCTGAATGGCGCGGGCGCGGCTCATGCCTTCTTTGAAGTAAACGGCGCGGATCTTGTCTTGCGGTTCATCCGCCGACATCATCAGCTGGGACAGCGCGCCGGACATTTCGGCAAGCATGGCGTCCCGATTGGCAATCATTTCCATAAGGCCCTGTATTGCCACTACCGACTCAACGAGCGTTTCGCTCAACGCAATGGCATCTTCGTTGCCAGCGGACCTAGCCTTCGCTGCAAGAGCCTTAGCGTTTTTCAGGTGGGTTTCGCCTTCAGCGGCAAGCTGCTTCAAATCACTCATGACGTGATTTCTTTCCTGTGAGCCAGCCACTTGCGCAGCGGGCGGGTGATACGGTGGATGAAGGACATCATTGGTCTGCACCCTTAATTCGCTGAACCAGACGGACGTGATCTTCAAAGTCGTCAAAAGCACTTAAAATGCTTTCGTCGCCTATTTCCGTCAGCGTTTTGTAAAGTTCAGTCATTTGCTTTTCAGCTTGAGAGAACCAATCAGGATCACCGGCAGAACCGGCCCGCGCTGTTCCTGTGCATTCAGCCATCACTTCACCCCATGCTGTTTGAGAAACCGCCAGGCCATCTGACGGCGGGAGATCGGCGCGGTAAGGTCGTCAAGAATGTCGAAGGCCTCGCGCCGGATGCGATCGATGTAGGCCGCTGGCATCAGCCCATGCCTATGACGAGGATGTATCCGATGACAGCGGCATCAACTGCGACAACAACCATCATCCAGCGGCCAAACAGGGCCCAGTCGTGGATGTCATCGAACTCTGGTTCGGTTCCGGGCTCGATATCCGAGCGCTTGGCCGATGGGAGGTTGAACTTCATCATGACCGGCCCTCGGCTTTGGCGATCAGGTCTTTAACGCCTTCAAGCGTGAAGGATTTGAGCCGTGCACCTTCGTCATCGCCGGCGACACGATCAGCTTTGATCAGGTATTCAATTGTGTCGCGGAACAGCTTGACGCTTGTCAGAAGATCAGGTGCGGCGGCAAAAAGGTGCGCATCTGCTTCGTTCTTGGAAACGACGAACGCGACCGGATCCATGGAACCGTCATCTTTTTCGATAGGATATTCGCCGTCATTGTTTGCTGGGGTGATAACCCGCAACGGTCCCGGCGTATGTTTGGGAACTTCACTCATAACCTGCTCCTATGCTTGAACTCATGACAGCGCACCCGCAGATGCGCTGCGGTGAGGTCAGGCGGTCACCGTGAGCACAGCTCGGATGAGCGCGTCTCATTCATGAATTTGACGTTATGCTTCTTCCGCAATGACTGAGCTTCCTCGCCCTTGCCGTAGTTCAGAAGCCACGTATTGCGACCTTCGTGGGTCTTTGGTAGTTGAAGGATCAAGCCTTCCGCATAAACAATCCTGTCCATTCCAGATTGCAGCTCTGCGGCGTCTAATTTGATAAATCGCTGTGAAAGTGGTTTCGTTTCCATATCTTCCTCCTGTTAAACCAGACGTGGCAGGGTGCGGACCTCACGCGGTCCGGCCAGCACGTTCATCAATGCGGTGCGGTTCTGTTCATCGGCATCAAGGCGACGGGTGAGGCGGGGCAAGATGTCGTTTTCGATGCTGTCATCGAGCCCGGCGAGAATGTTGTCGAACTCGTCAGGGGTTGCGTCCATGGCAACAGCGGTTGCGTTGGCCACCATTGCAAAGGTATCGGCAAGGAGTTCAAGTCCTGTCCGTTTCTTGTCCCGTTCAGCGTCTTCGACATCGATTACGTGTTCGGCGTATGGGGAAAGCATCTTTGCCTCGCTCACTTCAGTTTTGAGAACAGGGCCGTTGCGGTCGGTGCAAGGGCCAGAAAGGTGAGCGACAGCGCGATAACAAGTGACTTCTTCATCTGTTCACACCTCAGTTCTGTGATGACTGATAGGCGAACTTGAAAAGTGCTGTTCGCCGTTTTGGTGTGGCAATCATGTGGGGGATTAAAACCCCTGTCAACATAAAAATGGGGTATTTATCCCATAATTAATGTGGGATTGTGATTTGGAAATGGGGGAACCTATACCTAGTGGGTGATCCCAATGGGATAGGGTTCTATCCTAGGGTGTAGTTGATTGTTGGTTTTTTTGCTTTCAGACTACAACCTGCCATCGACTCCGAAAGGAATGGAGTGGCATCCCGTCGCGAGCCTAAGCCCCTCGCAACAACCTGTTCAATACCAGGTTACTCCATCCTCGGCCGCGCGGCCTATGCGAATGGATAGCCTGAAAACAAAATAAAGAAACTCCCTAATTGGGGAGGGTTTTGTCTATGAGGGGCTTGGAGCAATGAAACATGATAGCGCAAACAGGGAAGCAGTTATCCGTTGTGAGGCGGTAAACTGTTCAGAACGCTATTGTTTTGGGGAAAATCTCGTAATCCGCAGGACGCAGGGTGCTTTAGATACGCACCGGATATTGATTGGTCGAGATGGATCTCAGCTGCTTTTGAGGCCCGGTGTCGGGCCAGATCGCGAAGGCAAGGTCTATGATATCTTGTGCCGGGAAAGGTCATAACTCCCTGATATCAGATAAAGATGCCTGATTTCATCCCTGTTGATGGTCGATTCGGTTCTCGGGTTCATCTGTTCAACCCGGAGCCGGGTGCTGTCCATGTCAAGCAGGCGGCGAATAAAGGCCTTGCCGGTGTTGTCTTCGATCAAAACAAAATCGTTGGGATGCGCCATTTTCGAGGGATCTATCAGCAGCAGTTCGCCCCGGAAATAGCGGGGTTCCATGTCGGTTCCTGTTGTGAAAACGGCAAAGGCCTGCGGGCTTGCTGCCAGCATTGCGGATCTGAAGGTATAGGCTACCGGGCTGCCGTGATTAAGGGGGAAGTCGTTGCTGACACAGGTTGCATCACCAAAAATCGGAAGGTTCTTTGGCCCCAGTTCGGATACGGATTCGCTCAGGCCTTCGGTCAGGTGCTTGGCGGCTTCTATTTGGTCGGCCAGTTCTTCGGGGCCGACTCCATCCACAAGCCAACTTGTTGAGCAACGCAGGGCTGAGGCCAGCTTTCGTGCGCTATCGGTGCGGATATTGGTTTTCTGGCCGTTCTTGATCTGTCGAATAAAACTGCGGTCCAGGCCCGCTTTCTCGCTGGCCTGATTCGGTGTGAGATCAAGCTTCTTCAGCCGCTTTTCAATGCGGTTATAAAGGGCCTCGTTTTCCATCCCCGGACTATTCCATAGCTGTGCATGCAATGCATGGGGTATGTTTTCGCTTGACGATGGGGTTTTATTCCCCCATCTTTGGGTTGGATCGATGGTTTCCATGTTTTTAGGCCAAAGACAGTGAGCACAAAAAGCAAGCCCAAAACCCTTCGTAAAAAGCTTTTGGAAGACGCCGAGGCGTTCTGCGCCAAAGAGGGTATCAGTCTGGCCCGTTTTGGCGGCATCGTCATGAATCACGGCGGCTTCTTCAAGCGGATCGAAGATGGTGGCGACTGCAAGACGTCGGTTTACGAGCGCATCCAGAAGATCATTGCCGATCCCAAGGAATGGGAAACTGCCAAGGCAGCGGCGCGGAAGCGCGGGACCAAGGAACAAGCGGAACCAGCTTGATGAATTTCCCTCGACCGGTCCTCCCCCCGGTCCCGTGCGTCGACGGTATCGACGGCCATACAGGTTTAGACATTTGGCCTGATGGTGTTTTCTCCGAAGAACTGGCCGGGGCGTCCCCGGAGCGGCGTCAGCCCCGGCCATTTTTCAGCGGATCGTCAGGGAGCAGACCTGACACAGCAAAGGCTAGGGGAACAAAAGTCTTTGCGGAATGTGCAACAGAACATGGGTTTTGGATAATGACGAATTACAGAGAGTCCTTCTGCATCCACGATGCAATCGCGCACAGCCTGGACAAAACCAGCGGTCTTGGTCCCAAGGTCGCAACATCCGTGATCAGCAAGTCTGACAGCACACTTCGCAAGTTGGGCGATCCCAATAACGATCTCTACAACATCCAGTTCGAACAGGCCGCGAAACTTGCGGCTGCACATCGGGTGCGCGGTATCGAAGAACGCTACAGCGCGGCATTCGAAAACCTGATCAAAGACAATATGGCCGCGATGGGATCTGCGCCGGTAACGGTTGGTGCTGAGGATATGCATCGTCGGATGATGAAGATCATGTCGGCCATTGGTGAAACCGCCGATGAACTCGAACGCAGCACAGCAGCCAACAGCCCGAACGGCGAAAACCTGACCGAAGGCGAAAAGCGCGATTTACTTGATGACGTGCGCAAGCTTCAGGCCTCGGTCGACCGGTTGCTGCAAGACATCCAGAGCGCACCAACCGGCAATGTCCGCAAGATGACCGGTCACGCCAGATCGGCAAGTTAACCCCTGAACTGAAAGGAGGACCGATGTTCCTTCTCCTGTTCGCAACCGTGATCCTGCCCCGGACTTGGGACCGTGATCACTTCGAGACGGTCGACAGGACGTTGACCGGATCTGACCCGCCATACGGGTCGCGCCGTTCCATATCGCGAGGCAAGGGGCCTCGTCTGATCTTGGTATAGCGAAAACACACAAACCGGGGCGCCCAGCCTGTTGCAAGCATTTGGTTGCCCCGGTTTCTGCCTCAGCGGCAAGGATGACGAAATGCTGACACGAAAGAAGTTCGCGCGAGAAGAACCGCCAGTGAAACACGCTCAAAGACTAACGAAGGAGCAGCGTTCATATCTTGGTTCGACAGGGCGTGAGCCCGTTCAAGAGGTTTTTTGGACACACCCAAGATCAGGTGACGAAAAATTCAATGAACGATTTCAGGCAATTGATGCTGGATACCGGAATTATCTACACGAGTTTTATGCCGATAAAGCTGAAGAAGACGAATGAAAACTGCCTCAGCAATGAGGGACATCGCATCAGTGGTTAAGGGTCACCTTTCCCCATGACAGGCCTCTGATGTTCGCCAAGGTGTCCTTCTTTGGTGCGGCGGCGTGGAAGCGAACACGCAGTGCTGACGAGTACGGGGCCATTGCCGGGTGGTAGCCGGGAGGTTTCACGACAGGGACAGACATTAAGCCAACAGCCTCTGCTGTCTGTTCTGTGAATTAGATGATCCGGGTTCGAATCCCGGTAACCCAGAGCCGGTTAGCGCCCGGCCCGCACCAACCTAACCCCGTTACCCAGCTTGAAGGCAGGGTCGGGGTTTCGGGGTGACAGCCCGCAGGCCACGATAGCGCCAGTAAAGCGGGGATAACGTTGAGTTTGTTGGAGCACAGAAACCCGAACCAAAGGAGGCCGCTATGAAGAAGGTGCTTTAAACCGCGCCGCTCTTGCTTATCCGAAAATGACCCAGCGCCGGGGCACTTCCCCACTGCCATACCCCGCAGACGCCCCGGCGCCCCCTTTTAAACAGACCAGTCAACACCGAGGAATAAAGCACATGGCTGAAAAGCTGAAAGCAACTGGCGCTAAAGAGCGCAAAGGCAATGCCCCGAAGCAGCAACAGATCCCGGGTACTGAGCGTACCGAGGAAATGATGGGCGATATGGTGAAGTCGAAGTTTCATAAACTTCTTGGCGATATCGAAAATGCTGAACAGCGCAAAGACGATGGCGCGATGTCGATGGCATCAGCGGCCAAGGCCTTCAAGGATGCCGGGGGCAATTACGATGCCCTGAAACTCAGCCGCAAGCTGAAAGGCATGTCACCGGAAAAACGTCGTGATCTCATTCGTCACCTGGACATCTATTTCGAGTTCTACGACCTGCGCGCTGATATGGCCGATCTGTTCGACAATGACCAGGCTACCAAGGATCAGGCCAAGAAACCCCTTGATGCCCTGAAATCGCAAGAAGCGACGAAGGAAGAACAGGGTGCCTATGAGGCCGGTATTGCGTCCTGCAAGTTTGGCCGTGAGCGTGACAGCAACCCCCACAACAAGAACAAGAATCCCAAAGAGCACGATGCGTTTGATCGTGGCTGGGTCGCAGCGTTCGAGCACGGTCACAAGGGCAGCTTGAAAGAGGGCGGCGGCGAAGCCAGCGGTGACCAGCCCAAGACTGCCGATAATGTGACCGCTCTGCCGACCAAACCAAATGCCAGCGATGCCAAGGCCCCTGCAACAGATGGTAAGGCCTGACCGATGCGCAGTGGCGGAATCCTCTCACTTGATCTGGCAACCGTGACCGGCTGGGCATCGTGTTCAGCCGATTACGTCCGTAACTGGACGCCGGATCTGGTTATCCCTGATGGGGAAGCAACCCAGCATGGACTGACGAACGGTTACAAGGATTTCCGGCTCCATGGCTCAGACCTTGGCGCAAAGCTGGCAGCCCTGATCGAATGGCTCGATGAAATGATTGCCGTGCATGATCCACGCATCTTGGTCTTTGAGGCGCCGTTTGTTCAGACCCAATCCGGGAAGGTCAATCTCAACACTGCGCGCCTGCTGATGTCCATGGCAGGGATCGCCGAAGCTATGGCGTCAAAACATAATCTCAAGGTCTATGAATGCAACGTTGATCGGGTCAAGGAACAGGCCTGCGGGACGGCAAGAGCCAAAAAGCCAGAAATAACGGCAGCTGCGCGCGACAAGGGATGGAACCCGGCCAATGAGGACGCCGCTGATGCGTTGTGGGCTATCGACGTGACCATCGAGAACATCAAAGCCGGATAGCAGCCTTCTTCAAGCGGCGGGGCAACCGCCGTTTCGACAAGACTGATAAATGTAGCACATGAAAGAACTAGCGATGTCGATCTCGCAAAAAACACTTAAACGGCTGTTGGATTACGATCCGAATAGCGGCGCTTTCACCAGAAAAGTGCGAACTGCAAACCGCGTACAGATCGGCGATGCGGCTGGTTGCACAAATAAAAATGGATATGTCCAAATACAAGTTGGCGGAAAACTACACCTCGCACATCGCCTTGCCTTCATTTTTATGACGGGTTCGTGCCCACAAGAGGTCGATCACAAGAACGGCATTCGTGATGACAATCGTTGGGCGAACCTGCGGCCAGCGACCACATCGCAAAACCAGATGAACAGGCGATCTTTGAAAGGATCGTCATCTCGATATCTAGGCGTCAGCTGGCATAAGCTGCGCGGGAAGTGGCACGCAAATATCCATGTTGATGGCAAGAAAAAGCATCTCGGATCTTTCAGCGACGAAGACGATGCGGCCCGCGCCTACGACACAGCAGCAAGAAAGCACTTTGGCGAATACGCCAATCTGAACTTTGGAGAGTAAAGCCATGAAATCATCAACCGTTCCCGTCACGTTCGAGCTTTCCTACGAGGAAGCCCGCTACATCAACCAGCACATGGCGCGGATCGCACCGAACGGCTGCGCCTCCATCGGGGATGTGGCCCAGTCCTGTGTCCGTGAAATGATCGCGTCGGATATGGAAGCCCATGACATCGAAGCCGCTGCACGGCAAGTCGGGGCGTGATCCGATGGCTGCTACCAGACGTTTCAAGGATATTGATGATGCCGAGCGCGCAGCTATCTTCTATGAGGCCAAACGGCTGATCAGGGAATATCGGCGTGATGGTATCGACGTCCATCAGCTGTCAGTAGATCTCGCCAAGAAATATGCCGTCAGTCTGTCAGGGATGACGCGCTTTCTTGTACGCAGAGGTATTGATTGCCGAGAAGAACGGCCTGAGAACGTCGAGATCGATCCCAGATTTCGACCTGATTCCCATACGGTTCCTATCCGTCACAAGCAGCATATGTTTGAAGCCGCAGTTCAGAAACTGGCGGCGCAAGGTGAACAGGCAAGGTTTGCTTCTGATGGGGCCTGCTATCTCAACGGACGTCGTGTTTCTGGTATCGAACTGGCCCAGCGCGCCGGTCTGGTGGAGGTCTGATATGGGTCTTCCTCAGAGATACATGTCACCGTACCAGGTCAAGCAATGGGTTGCAGACATGCGCCGACTGATCGGCGGCGATAAGGAATATTACGACGTCGCCTTGTACGCCGGAATAAAGCCAGAACTCTTGGTCGATATGATCATGGAGGGCTGTGACAAGGATATGTCGCGCCGCTGCGAACAGGCCCTGACACGGGCGAAAAACGATCCGTCACTGCGCCCAACCACCGATGCGCCTGAGCGGGCGTTCAACCCACTGCGCTATGCCAATGTTGCCCGGTTGCTTGAAATGCATCGCACCACACCGGTTTCTCAGCGTGTCTTTGGCCGTGCCTACACCAAGGAAGAACGTGCCGCGTTCCTTCGCAGACAGAAGCGGGGGATCTGATGGAAGTCCAGAACTTGATATTTCAAAACAAAGTGGTGATCGGACAATGTGTCCTTTATCTGGCCGACAGTACAGAACTGGTTGCTGGCTTGTCGGATATTGATTCCATATGCAGTGATCCCCCATACGGCATCAATTATGTAAGCGGATATGCCACAGAAAAACTGTGGTCAGGTGGGCGTTCTATCCGGTCAGATGAAACGACGTTCGCGAGAGATTTGATCGTGCAGTGGTCATCAGGGAGGCCATGTTTGATCTTTGGTTCTTGGAAGATGCCAAGACCAGAGGGAACTCGCTCTGTTCTGATTTGGGATAAAGGCGGTGCGCTTGGCATGGGGGCTCTCGATATCCCGTGGAAACCGGATCATGAAGAAATATATGTCATTGGAAAAGGGTTTGTTGGAAAGCGTGACAGCGGTTCAGTGCTGAGATGCGCCCCGGTACAAAGTACAGCAAAAAACGGCCGAGTTCATCCCACACAAAAACCAGTGATGTTGTTGAAGAAGCTATGTCAAAAGCTCCCTGGCACCATCTTGGATCCTTTTATGGGAAGCGGCAGCACGGGCGTTGCTTGCGCCCAAATGGGACGAAGATTTGTCGGCATTGAGAGTGAGAAGGCGTATTTTGATATCGCCCGTAAACGTATTGAAGATGCGTATCGCCAAGGCGATTTGTTCGTTGACCCTCAAAATGAGGGCGCTGAAAGATGAACGACAAGACCACCCAGCAACGCGATTTTGTCTTCGCCCAACGCGACCGGTTCAAGCATCCGCTGTTCAAGGCGGAAAAGTTCTGTCGCGGCTATGCCTGGGACTGGATCGTCGCCAATGCTGTCTGGCGCGAAGATGGGCATCCTGTCGAGATCAAAGGGCAGATCGTTCGCCTCAATCGTGGCCAGCTTTCCTATTCGGTTCGGTTCATGGCCGAGGCATGGCGTTGGGATAAGGCTGCTGTCTCGCGATTCATCACCCGTCTCAAAACCGAGGCAATGATCGAGACACACACCGAGACAGGGCAGATGGTTATAACTGTCTGTAATTACGACAAATATCAATCACGCGCCGGATTAACCGAGACAGCACCCGAGACGGCAAGTGAGACAGGAGCGAGACAGCACCGAGACAGCAGCGAGACAAAGAAGAATAAGGATAATAAAGATAATAAGGATTCTGTTGTTGATTCGCGCACGGATCAAAATTCAAAAACCCTTCTCGAAGAAGTAACCGAGATCGCCGGGATCGATGTCTCCAAGCAGCAGCAGTGGTGGCATCAAGCCGGGATCATCGGACACCTCGAAGAACTGCACGGCAGAGATACCGTTCTCGCCGCTGCAAGGCGAGGCCGCGACAGTGCAGCCGCAGCCGGTTCTGTGATGGGATCGCCGCGCTACCTGATCCCGATCTGCCAAACCATCGAAGCCGAGAAAAGCCGTCCTGCACCGTCAGGCACGGGGTCACCCCCATCGGGACCGACCGATGAAACCCTGGAACAACGCCTCGCCCGACTGAAGGAAGGCGGGTATCTCGATGATGACGAAACCGAAGGGGAGGCCTGCCATGGCTGAACATGAGGAAATCCTGAACATGCTTGCCACCGTTGAGCGACTTCACAGGACCAAGAAGTTTACCGAGGAAGAAAGCGGTCGCCTGCTCAAACGCTTGCGCAAAGAGGACATAGCGGACGTCAATGCGGCTGAAGAAGCCCTGTGTGATGCCCGATATTTCCCGAAATATTTTGATGTCGTTAACGCAGTGGAAAAGGCGAAGGCCAAGCGCCTTGGGCTGAACGCCTCGACAGAACCCGAATACGACGCCGGACCTGCCCCAGCTGATGAAAACCTCGCCAAGATCCAGAAGCGATTGGGCCCTGTCCGGTTCAAGTCTTGGTTCACCGGTTCCGAAGTCAGCATCGAAGGCGATACCGCAACTCTACTGATGCCAGGACGTGCCGCCGTCGATTGGGTGAAGCGCGACATGATCCCCGAAATCGCCGCTGCCTTGGGCGTCGGCAATGTGAGGGTTGCTTTGAAAGGAGCAAAACAATGACCAACACCAGTGCCCAGAAGGGCAAAAATAACCCCATGAGGCCGGATCAAATGGATATTTCACAAATCGATCTTCCGGAATCAGCACTTGCGCAGCGTCCGACACTCTTGCAGCGACTGCGCTGGTCGTTGTCAGAAATCCAGTGGCGCCTGATTAATCGCTATCGGATGACCTGCAGCTGGCTGATGTGGCTGGGCCATAAACCGTCACCCATGGAAGTCTGGGCGGAAAAAGAACTCAGGCTTGCTGGCTGGTACGACGAAGACGGGTTCTATGGCGGCATGATGGGACCGGCCTTGCTGCGCATGATCCGCGAATTTGGTGCCGAGGGGCACAGCGGGATGTCTGCTGGCATTTCGGTCGGCGTGTTTTCGCGTCTGGCACGATACGAACCGCTGATGCCGCTCGAAGGCGATGAGTCCGAGTGGTCTGACCCGGTTAACCCTGACGGTATGCAGCAGAACACTCGGTGTGGACGTGTGTTCCGTCGTGCCGATGGTACTGCGTACGACATCGAAGGCAAGGTCTTCCGTGAGCCGAATGGCGTTTCATTCACGAGTGGTGACAGCTTTGTTGATGTCAAATTCCCGTATGACCCGCAGACAGAGTACGTCGACGTGCCCTATGGCGACGGGGTGACCTGTGAGCATTGCGGTGATGATCTATCAGGTCTGATGGGGCACGAGTGCGGTGGTGCGTCATGACCGACACGACGAAACATGACGAGGCTGTTAAGCGGATTAATGAGTTCGCTGAAAGCTATGCCGAGCTATTCGAAGACGACAACGAGATCGTTGAAATCCGTGGCGGGGGACGGTCAAGCCCGTTGCGCTTCGATGACCTGAAAGAAGCTCTTGCAACCATCAAAACCCAATCCGCCGAGATCGAACGGCTGCGGGCTGACTGCGAACGGTTCCGCGCCGAAGCCGACATCGCCAATGCCCAGGTCAAGGCGTGGAATGAAGCCGTGTATGTCGAAGGCATCCCACGTCGGGCGATCCCCGACACCGATTATGGCGACAAGGTTCCGCCGATCCCGCACGCTGAGCCTAAGAGACTTACCGATCTGCTAAGTGAGCGAGGGCGGCTGCGCAAAGTCCTGATCGAAATGATCACGGCAATCCAAGAAGGGCAGATCGATAGCCCGGAACTGGGTGGCGGTGACGTGCCGGTTCATCGCTGGCATGAGGAATGGCTGCATCATGCAGAGCAAGCCCTGAAAGGCGGTGCCGAATGAGCGTGAACGATCAGAGAGTCGCAGTCATCGGCAATGCATTGAAGGCATGGGCCGACGTGCTGTCATACGGCTACGGCGGAACCGATGTTGCGCGCGGACCTGACGAGGGCATCGAAATCAAACGCATGCCAATCGAAGACGATCAGTCGATCTGGGATCGCCCTGGTAACTGCCTTCGCGCCAGCAATCCCCGCGTCGTAGTCTGCCACTGCGCAAGCTGCGGAGGGAAGTGATGGTTAAATTAACACCGAAACAGATCAAAACCATAAGTGATGGGATCAGAATTGAATACAAGCTGTCACCTTGGATGGAGGCATTGAGGTTAAGGGGAATTGTTACCCAAGATAATGGGAGCGAACGCCTTCCAACAGCAGAAGAAATTTTTCTGTATTTCAATAGCCTTCCTGTAAAGGAACGCCGTGAATTGTGGAAAATAGGCCTTGACGACGTTGACGACGGTTTTAGCCAATACGGCAGCGGACCAACGCCTATCTGGCCGAGGGAAAGCTGATGGTTCAATTCATATTCCGAAACACCTCAGACCACAGACCCGCCGTCAGCACTCAGTTGAAGACGGGACCAAAGCGCGGGCGACCAGCAAAAGACACGCCGCTTCCCGTCCAGTCCCTGACCAATGCGCAGCGTGCCGCAATCATTGCGGACGTGGCCGCAACGAAACCGCATGACCGCTGGTTCGAGGTCTACCGCTGCGCCCTGAAGCAGCTTGAGTGCAAGGATGCCGGATATCGACTGCAGGGAGGTCGGTGATGCCTGTCCGTGAAGATTTCTTCGATACATCGATCTCGCGTGATTTCTTTGCCTCGGTCTGTGGCGATATGGTCGGGCAAGGGCAGGGACGCGAGGTCTATGCCTGTGCCATCAATCCTGACATCGTGATCAAGTTCGAGACACGGGCGCGCAGCTTCCAGAACGTGCTTGAGCATGAGGTTTGGGAGCAGGTCTGTCATACCTCACTGGCAAAGTGGTTCGCGCCGGTTGTTGATATCTCGCCATGCGGAACCGTGCTTCTGATGCGGCGAACGATGGTGCCGCGTCCCGGTGAGTTGCCCGACAAGGTGCCAGCCTTGTTCACCGACATGAAGACCGAGAACTGGGGAATGCTGGACGGCAACCCGGTTTGTCACGACTACGGGATCACGATTTCAAACTTCAGCACGAAGAAGACACGCAAGGCGGTTTGGACCGGGCAGTCAACCGATAAGCGCGCCTGATACGAGCGGAACAGCAACAGAGCGGATCAAAGGAATGACCTTCATGTCACCGAATGAGCAGACATCACAACGCAAGCTACCGGAACGTGTCTCGGTGGAACATGCGTTGGGTAAAGAGTTCGATGTGTTTCGTCTCAAGTTGGACGAGAGCAAGGCCGTTATTGTGAAACACTTTGAAAGTGGTATCTGGCGTTCAGCCAGGTCAAAAGCACTCGTTGACCTCAAAGAAGCAGCCAAACTGGTGATGCGGGAAGTCAGAGCCAAACGTTGTGGCGATAGCGCCTTGATCGATGAGCAACGTACCGGCATCAGGAAGCTTGGCATTGGCCCCAACACCAAACGTTTCCGACTGATCGATGTCGACGACATGCACGATAGGATAACGGAATCTGTCAGGGTGCAGATCAGGACCATCGTCGAAACTGAAAGCGGAAGGGTCAATAAGGTGACAAGAGATGCCTACACAGTGCGTAAGTCTCATGCTTATCTGATCAAGGCGATGCAGGAGCATAAGCTGCCATTGACTGAGGCGTTCGGTGATATCGCAAAAGGCTTTGCTATCGCTGGAGGCGCTATTCGTGTCAGGGTGACACGCCTTGATGATGCCGGTGGCGGTCCTGATGTTACCCTTGATGATCGAAGGCGCATAGAACTGGAAGATGCCTATCGCGATTGGGCTAAAGAGTTGATCGGTGAGAAAAGCCACCCAGATAGACATCTTCGTCATACAGCCGCAATTGATATCATCGCGTTCGGTTTGTCCTGCCGAAAGGTTGATGCAAAGCATCACAAGCGCAATGGGTGGGCGAAGGATAACCTGATCGAAGCCCTAGAGGTCTATTGCAAGCTTCGTGGCTGGGATTGACAACCGGGGGCGTTTTTGAGATAAGCAATCAACTTACGAATTGCGCCTACGGGAAACCGGGGCGCTTTTTGATTCGTGCCGACCTTTGCGAAGGCTCGGAAACGGTAGGACGCTGATTGAAGCGTTGGAGGGACCGGCACGAATGCCTTTCCTTGGGCCAGCCGAAGCCCAACGCCTTGCGTCGGAGGTTTATGTAGGCTGGTCTGAGGAGCGTATAACCCGCTTGGAGCAATCCGGGCGGGTTTTGTTTTGCCTGCCTTTCACGGGCAACTTAGTCCCACATGATGTGGGGCTTATCCAATCCACTCCCGTTTAGGCATGGGTGGTGCGGAGAATATAGCGGCGGTTACGTGAGAGCGTGCCGCCGTTTTTCGTTTCAGACCAATCAACCCAAGGAGAGTGCTGATGCGCACGATCACCGATCACAAGGTTAACCCTGCTAACGACAAGATTGTTATTGAGGTTCTTGACGAGCCCGGACAAGGCGGCGCCAGTCACGCATATCGGATCTCCGGCTTCTCGCTTGGCGAAAACCCAAGCGCCGGTGATGGCCAGACGCAGTGCGCTGCCACGGAGGTCACGATCTATTTCCAGAACGGGCCGATCAATGAAGCTGGCATTAACGGGCTTACGCAGGAAGTTCTGCTTGCGATTGTCGCTGATCGTCTTCGCTCTTTCCAAGCCGGTAAGTTTGCCTGCCGCGAGAACGCTCTTGCGCTGACCAAGATCGAAGAAGCGCAGCATTGGCTGCATAGCCGCACGCTTGCCCGCATGCATCGTGGCGTCGAAGGTACGCACAAAACCTGATCGCTTGATGTTCTCCATCCGTTCCGCTATCTGAAAGCAGGGACAGGGCCAAGAGGCCCGACATGGAAGAACTCGACAACACCGCGATTGGAACCATCTGGAACCATCGGGAATACGCCGCGATAGGCTGTGAATGCCGGTGCGGTCGCAAACGTCACGTCCATTTGTGGCGCGACCTATGCAAGCATAACCACGGAATTAAAACCCTTAAACAAATCAAGGAAAGGCTCCGCTGTTCCAATTGCGGTGAACGGCCTGTTGTGGCTGTTCTGCTGCGCTATGAGGAATTGGCGGGGTGGAAGTGAATGTCCGAACTCGCTGATATCGCAGCACTGTACGCAGGGATCGCGTTGCTAGTGCTGCTGTGTGTCGCGTTGGGCGGTGTCTGTCTCTGGCGGGCGTTTAACAAGCTGGACAAAATGAACCTTTCTGACCCTTGGCAGTAGTGGGCGATCTGATGTGGCGAAGAAGCAATACACAAAGATCGAGAAGCCAGAGGACTTCAAACCCGAGACACATTTTTCCCCGGGCTGGAAGGTAGAAAAACTTCGCGGCAAGCCAAGATGTCCCGCGTGGTCAGGCCAGAAGGGCGCGCAGTGCGGGCAGGTTGCTGGATCCGGAACAAAGCGCAAAGGCGAAGTCGGGGCCTGTTGCAGTTTCCATGGTGGCGCATCTGACGGCGCGCCGAAGGGCAACACCAATGCAGTGAACCCGGAAGGGGCTCACAGCCAATACATCAGCCTGAAACAACTTGCCGAGATAAAGCAGTTCGAAGGTGTGAGCGACGTCGATATCGCAGCCATGCTGGCAAAGGTTGCGGCATCAAAGGTGTTCAACATCGCATCCGAGTCCGGCGCAGACGGTCAGGGACAACAAAGCACGGCGCAACTTCTGGCCGCAATCGCCATCACGGATCGCGCGCTTCGCAGCAAGAAGCGGATCGAAATGGACGAACTCAAGATCGCTGAGATGCGTGAGCGCCAAGGTAAAGACAAGGCCGACGACGAGGACGCGACCAAACGGGAACGCGCCCAGTCAGCCGTTGATGAAATAAACGAGTTGTTTAGCGAAGAAGGATAGGTCAGGCGATGTCATCTGGATATCTGTCTCCGATCCTGCCGCTCAAACGCAAGGCCGCGATCCGGTTCTATAAACAGAAGCTGGCCGAAGCCGCGGCGAAGTCGCCGGACCACCTGAGACTGGCGAAGCGCTGGCTCTGCCGCAACGATCTGTTCTTCCTGCTGGTGGTTGCCTGCGGTCGTAAGGATGTCAACAAGACCTGGCTGTTTAATCGCTGCCGCGAGGTGCAGGCAAACCCGAACGGCCATCTCGATCTCTGGGCTCGTGACCACTACAAGTCGACGATCATCACGTATGGGATGTCGATCCTTGATATCCTTGCCAGTCACGGGGAGAACCCGGAACCGCGCTATAACGGGCGCGAAGTCACTATCGGGATTTTCAGTCACACCCGACCGATTGCCAAAGGCTTTCTCGAACAGATCAAGACCGAGTTCGAAGGCAACGACACGCTGAAACAGTTGTTTCCAGATATCCTGTGGTCGCGGCCCAGTCTGGCGAAACGCTGGTCGCTGGACAAAGGGATCACGGTCAAGCGGAAGTCGAACCCGAAGGAAGCCACGGTCGAGGCGTGGGGTGTTGTTGAAGGTCAGCCGATTGGGATGCACTTCCTGATCAGGGTTTATGACGATCTGGTCACCGACGATGGCGTCGGGAATGCAGACCAGATCAACAAGACGACGCATAAGTACCGGATGTCTACCAACCTTGGCACCAAGGATGGCTGGCAGAGATTGATCGGCACCCGCTATCACCTGCACGACACCTATTCCGAACTGATCAAGGGTGAAACGGTTCGGACCCGGATACATACCTGCACCAAGGACGGCACCGAGAACTTTGACGAAGCGAACTGCGCGTTTTTGCCGCCAGATGTGTTGATCGCAAAGCGTAAGGATCAGGGGCCATACGTTTTCGGGTCGCAGATGTTGATGAACCCAACAGCTGATACCTCGCAGGGCTTCCAGATCGGCTGGATCAGATATTGGCCGGCAACACAGTTCGGTGGGCTCAACCTCTATCTGATCGTTGATCCGGCATCAGGGAAGAAGGCGCAGGCCGGTGCCGGGGATTACACCGTCATGGTGGTGATCGGGTTAGGTGCTGATCGGAAATACAGGCTGGTCGACGGCATCAGAGCGCGCCTCAATCTGGCGCAGCGCTGGCGCACTCTGCTGATGCTGCACAAGAAATGGAACCCGCTTGGGGTTGGTTACGAAGACTACGGCATGCAGGCCGATATCGAACACTTCCAAGAGAAGATGGAAGAACTGAACTACCAGTTCGATATCACGCCGCTTGGCGGGCAGGTCCGCAAAGAGGATCGCATCAGACGATTGGTCCCGATCTTTGAGCAGGGCCGGTTCCTGCTGCCAAACAACCTGATCTTTACCGACCACGAAGACAAGGCAGTCGATTTCGTCAAGACCTTCATCGACGAGGAATACGAACCATTCCCGCTGGTGAAGCACGACGACATGCTCGACGACATTGCCCGAATTCTGGACCCGGACCTGATGGCCGAGTTCCCGAAAGAAACCCATCGCCCGCGTGGCGATACCGTCAAACAGAAACTTCGCGCCCATACCCGACGCCAAGGCGGCGGCGGTTTTATGACAAGCTAGGGATACACGGATGCTATACGGTCCAATTGTCGCAAAAGCACTGCCATATCAGGATATAACCAAAATCCGTATGATCGCGCAGCGCTTCGACCGTTCGTCTGTTGCGCACCGGAAGTGGGCGCTTCCCGCAAAGGAATGCATCGACTTCTTCGAAGGCCGCCAATGGACTGCGCAGCAGATTGCAGATCTTCAGGCCCATGACAGGCCGCATCTGGTTCTGAACAAGATTGCCCCGCTGATCCGCCTCGTGATCGGTTATCACCGCAACAACCGCACCGACAGTGAATTCTTGCCAGGCAATGACGAGGCCAGCTCTGAGGAGATCGCGGAAGCGCTGACATTCCTGATGAAGAATGAAGGCGAGGCCTGCGGACTTGAATATGTGAATGGCGAAGTTTTCATGGATGGCGTTCTCTGTGGTCGCGCGTTCTGGGACACCAGACTTGATTTCACGGAAAACGATTTTGGTAATGCCGTTTCAACGGGCGTTGATCCGTTCCGTGTTCGTCTTGATCCGGACGCAACAGATTATGACATCAACAAGCATTCCCATATCACCGTGACGTCGTTCCAGTCTTTGCAGGAGATCAAAAAGAACTATGGGAAGATGGCTGCAACCCATCTGACAAACCTTATTGATGGCACGCAGGCTTGGTCGCATTACCCGGACTTCGGGCCGTATCCGCAAGATGAAGTCGCGCCGGAAACCAGTTTTGCGGAAGACGATGATTTCGGCGAGAACTCGGATCGCTGGTTCCGTGATTTCTTCCACGGCGAAATGCTGGATCCTCTGGAAAAGCGGATCCGCCTGATCGATCACCAATACTGGGTTGAATATCAGGGTGATGTCTTTGTCGATCTCGAAACCGGTGATCGCAAACCGGTGCCGGATCTTTCCGAAGTCCAGTTGATGCTCAAAAATCCGCGGGCAACAGAACGTCAGCGGCAGGACTGGATCAAGAAGATGCAGGACTATTGCGAGTTCAACGGCAACCCGATCAGTGTTGAACGCCGCCTGATCCGCCGTGTCCGTTGGAGCGCAGTGGCCGGTGATGTTCTTGTCCATGATGATTGGTCGCCTTATGACCAGTTCACTGTTCAGGGCTTCTTCCCCTATTTCCGCCGAGGCAAAACACGCGGCATGGTGCATGACCTTGTTGATCCTCAGCGTGAGATCAACAAACGCCGCAACTCTTTGATCGAGGCAATCGCCAAAACCTCGAACGGTGGCTGGACCTATGAAGAAGGCAGCCTTGATGATGAAAACGAAGACAAGCTGCATCAGTTCGGCTCTGCGCCTGGCGTAATCATCAAGCACAAAAGCAAACAGCCCGCACCAAAACGTATGGATGCTGCGCCGACACCGCAGGCAATGAAGATGCTTGAGGAAAATGCCGCGGCAGATTTGAAGGATATTGGCGGTATCAACGAAAGCGCACTTGGCAGCCTTGATCGTGTTCAGTCAGGTGCTGCTATTGAAGCCCGTCAACGTCAGGCCGTTATCGGGCTTCAGATGTACAATGACAACTTCCGTCGCAGCAAAGAACTGGTTGCCAATCAATATCTGAGGCTTTTCCAGACCCATTACACCGAACAGCGCATGTTCCGGATCATGGGCGAAGATGGCAAGATGGTTAAGAAGCTGATCAATGTCAGTGGGTTTGACGGCCAAGGCAACTATGTCGAACGGATGAAACTCGATATCACCAAGGGACGCTATTCTGTTCGGATATCTGAACGTCCTATGGCGGCAAGCTTCGAGAGCGCCCAGCTGGAAGAATTCATGCAGATGTTCGAAAAACTTGCCCCGATCCTTGGGCCGAACATCGTGCTTCTGGCTGACATGATGGTCGAGATGTCGACTGTATCGCGCAAGGACGAGATCAAGGAACGTATCCAAAAGATCATCGCAGCCCAAGCTGGTCCGGGATTCCTGAACCCGGAAGGAATGCCGCCACAAGTCGGCCTACCGGCACCGGCACCGGCACAGCCGCAAGTTCCGCAACCAGCACCGGTTCAATAAGGATTTCTGATGCCACACAAGGTCGATGACAAGGCAGTGTTCACCTTGAACCTGCAGGGCTATTTCCATGGCGAGGCCGAAGGTTCCCCTTGGTTTGCGTATGGCGAAACCAATGAAGCCCAGCCACTGGTGAATTATTCCGAAGGCGCGCAAGTGCCACGCAAGGAACAGCGGCTATTCGCATCTGACTTGGTTCAATTTCTCAACAAGTATCTGGCACTTGATGGAGCATGGTGGATCCTGTTGCGTGAAATGGATATCGAACGGGATGATCAGCTTGTCCCGCATGTGACGTACCGCGGCTTCGTCATGATCCATATCGATAAGGATGGTGATGCCCAGTTCGCCATCGAAAGCGAAGACCAGCACTGGACGCATTGGCTGCTAAAGGGGCGCCAGCACTGGGGCGAGGTCGCGCACCGCGCATGGGAAGAAGCTGGTAAGTTCAAATACGATGTTGATGCCAAGTCCGCGCCAAAGATCAAGGCAGCGCTTGGTGAGAAAAGCAAAGGCCCGCTTATCCCGCTGGCCTGAAGCCAATACAAACAGTTCAAACAGTTCAGCCGTGTTCAGCAATGGACACGGCTTTTTCTATACCCGTCGCCGGGGTCAACGGGCGTTTTTCGGCTTTGCCTGAGCCGATAGCAATCCTGATTGCAAGGCAGCCCGCCGCCGGGGTGATCCGGGCGTTTCCGCAACAGAAACCTGCGAGAGTGGTTCAAAATGGCTGATGCAAACCAAACCATCGAAGATCTGAACGACGACGAAATTGCTGAACTCATGGAAGCTGGACGTATCACCGACGATGGTGATGTTCTGCCGGCCGAAGATGATGACAGCGGTTCTGACGGTGATCAGGACGTTGATGGTGCTGATAAAGGTGAACAGGGCGAAGCCGACGCAAAGACTGATGACGAACCCGGTGATGATGACGACGCGGATAAAACCAAGTCTGATGCCGATCCGGATAAAGCTGAAGTCGACGCCAAGGCTGATGACGCCGATCCCAGTGAGGCGGATCAGGATGATGACACCAAGGATGTCATGATCCCCAAGGCTCGTCTCGACCAGGAAACCGGTCGTCGTCGCCAGCTTGAAGAAGAGATTGAAGAAGCCAGACGGAAACTTGCCTTTTTCGAAGGCCGGGAATCTGTGCGCGCCGAAGCAGTCAAACCCGAAAGCGAAGCGGAGCCCAAAAAGGATCGGAAATCAGTTGATGTGCTTGAAACCGAGATCGATCAGATCTGGGAACAGGCCGATGCCGGTGACCTTACACTGTCTCAGGCGCGCAAGCTTGAGCGTGAGAAGTTGGCCGAAATCGATCAACTGAAGCAGTCTGAAATCAACGATAATCGCAAGAAGCCGGAGCAACAGCCGGATCTGGCGAAAAGCGTTGTTGAGCGTGAAATCAACCGTGAAGCACAGCGGGTTGTAGATGATCATCCATATCTGGGTGAACTCAGCCCGAACGATGTTGCCTATCTTGGTTCCAAGCTGGACGAGCAGATCAAGTCGCAAGGTCTTCGTGAACCGCGCGATCCAATTGATCGGCAGATCTGGCGCATGAAAGAGATCGGCAAACTCTCGGATGATTTCGGGCCGCGCCTGACAGGCAAGACCCTTGCGCCGAAGACCGCACCTGATCCCGAACCAACACCTGATCAGCAGAAGCAAGCAGCCAAGGCGAAAGCAGAAGGGCGTGCCAAAAAACAGGAAATCGCCCAGAAGCAGCCGCCGAGTTCAACCGCGACCGGTGCCGCAGAAGGCGGGGTTGGCGAGTACACCGATGAACAGATTGCCAATATGTCTGAAACGGAACTCGAAAAACTCCCGCCTGCAGTATTGGATCGCTTGGCAGCAAACTGAATTTATCAGGAAGCAAAGCAATGTCTGTTACTGATTTCGGTGCCCTTACCTCCACGCAGGCGACGGTATGGGCAGTTAAGACCTGGCAGCAGGGCCGTGACCAGTCCTTCTGGTTCCAGACCAAACTTATCGGCGAAAATGATAACTCGCCGGTTCAGCGTATCACCGAACTGACCCCGACCGACGGCGGCGACAAATGCATCATGCAGCTTGTTGCTGATCTTATCGGTGATGGTGTCGTCGGTGATAACGATCTCGAAGGCAACGAAGAAAGCCTCGTCAATGACGACTTCGAACTTCAGATCGATCAGCTGCGTAACGCGGCCAAATCCAAAGGTCGTATGGCGCAGCAGCGTGTTGTCATCAAGTTCCGTGAACAGGCCAAAGGCAAACTTGCCTTCTGGCTTGGTGACAAGATGGATGAACTTGCCTTCCTTACCATCGCTGGCCGCAGCTACACCTTGAAAACGGATGGTTCGACCCGTTCGAACTCGCAACTCTCGCAGTTGTCATTCGCTGCCCAGGTTTCGGCACCATCGAATGATCGTGTCATGTACGCTGGCGGTGTCGCCGCGGTTGGTTCTCTGACGGCATCTGACAAGATGTCATGGGATCTGGTGACCGAGGCTTGCGCCAAAGGCAAGCGCTCGAAAATTCGCCCGATCCGGATGGGCGGCAAGGATTATTACATCCTTGTCATGTCGACCGAACAGTTCCGCGATCTCAAGATGGACGCTGACTATCGTGCAGCCGTTCAGAACGGTGGTTCCCGCGGTCCGAAAAACCCGATGTTTACTGGTGAAGCTGCCGTCGTTGATGGTGTGTTCATCTATGAACATAACAAGGTCTGCAACACCCTTGGTATGGCATCCGGTTCCAAATGGGGTGCCGGTGGCGCCATTGATGGGGCACAGGCACAGTTGATCGGTGCGCAGGCCCTTGGCCTTGCTACCATCGACAAGGTGTTCTGGAACGAAAGCGACAACACCGATTATGGCAACAAACGTGGTGTCAGCGTCGGTCGCATGTTCGGTGTCGTCAAACCTGTTCTGAAAACATCTGAAGACGATACCAAGCAGGACTTTGGTACGATCACGATCTACACCGCAGCGGCAGCGCAGGCGGCTTGATCTGACGCAGCGCCCGGATGAACCGGGCGCTGTTTTTCTTTCCTGAAAATGATGGAGAATTGAAATGGCTAAGAAAGCCCTTTCTATCCAGCTTGCAGATCATCTGACCGGCAAAGCCATTATGGCTGCGGGTGGTTATGCCCTGATCTGTGCGGCTGGCAGCACGAAGAAGCTGACCATGTATCAGAACGGTTCCACGGTTTCCCGCGTGTCTCTGAGCAATGGCAAGCTTGAATGTGAGGTTGATGTCGATCTTGGCGTCAACGTCGATATCTACATGCAGGCCCCGACCGGTCATGGTGTTGTTGCAACTGACATCACCCCGTCTGGTCCGAGCGAAATCCGCATCGATCAGAATGCCCGTCACTCGATGCTGCGCATCCCGTTCCATGTCGACGATGCCAGCAGCGAAACCGATACCGGTTTTGTTGAACCGACCAACGGCCTGATCCTGCCGAACCCGACTGTCAACGTTTCTGCGATTGATGCCGGTATCACTATTGATGTCGGTACGCTCAGTTCTGACAGCGGTGATGCCGATGGCTTCATGGATGGCGTGTCGGTTGCAACTCTTGGCCTTGCCAAAGGCACTATTGCAACAGGTGGCGTTACCCTAGGGGCGCTGCTCAAGGCAGATACCGGTTCAGGTGTCATGGTTCCGGAAGGCCATGTCAGCGCAGGCAAAGCAATCACCTACACCATGTCCGGTTCGCCAGATACGGCGGCTGGTGTCATCAATTTGCCGGTGTTGCTGGGCTAATCAGGCGCAGTAACCAACTCAGCCGGGGTCGTTTGGCCCCGGCTTTTTCTTTGATCAATTTTCATTTGGGCCTTTTCAAACCAAACCTGCAGGAGAATTTTGATGGCTTTGCCCGAGAAACTTTATGTCTGGGATCTGGCTGCTAAGCCGGGGCGCCCGGTGCGTGAACACATTATTCCGCAAAAGGATGGCGTTGATATCGTCGTCAAGTGCGGACACAACGAACCGGCCGAAATTTCGGTCAAGATCGCCAAGCATTTCAACATGAGTGGCTTCCGGTTCTCGACAGATGCTGCCGGCAAAAAGCCGTTTGAATTTGCGGTCAAGAAGGCCGAGAAAGATTCAAG